GGATAGATGACTGAACGTCTGCCTCTGGCACACCCATAGACCGCAGCATGTCTGCTGTGATCTTGTTCTGATTGAACCAAGCGATCTTTTGTGCGCCCGTGTAAACATTCCAGTCGCTCGGAAGAGTCATACCGGCAGGCAGCTTCCATGTCGGAGGCGCTGCCGTACCGGTTTGTCCTAGCCCGTAAGAGATAGCCTGCTGAATATCAAACTCAGGAACATTGTACTGCCTGAGCATGTCAGCAGTTATCCCCTTGGAGTTGAACCAGTTAACTTTGTCTTGGCCTGTGTAGTATTGCCATTCAGGAGGTAGGCCTAAACCAAGCTGTCCAGCCATTAGCGTTACAGCATCCTGAGAAGGATTACGCACCTCGGCAGTAGGAGCGTCTTGCAAGCCAAGAGCCGCGAATGCTTCGTCTGTTGCGTTAGTTGGGTCTACGTTCCTGATGTAGTTGCGTAGTTCAGCCTTAGACCTACCGGATGCAAGAAGCTGTTGGATGTAGCCTTGTTTTGTGGCTAAAGGTGCTGCGGTATTCCATTGCACTCCAAATACATCGTAAGTTGGAGGCGGCGGTGGCGTAACAGGTTGGCTAGTAGGTATGCCAAGCAAGTCATAAACAGTTTGATTTGCGTTAGTTGGATCTAACTCCGCAATCTTTGATTTGATTTGATCTGGCGTGATGCCAGCAGTCAATAGAGACTGAATGTAGCTCTGTTTAGTTGCGAGCGAGGAATTTGGATCCCATTCCAACCCAAAGACATTGTAGGTTGTAGCCATAGGTGTGCTCACATTGTTAACGGGTTCTAGCGGGAATGCTTGCGGTGGTGGAGTGACCGTAGGTGTTTCGACAACAGGCGGCGTTACCGGAGGAGGCGTTACAACCGGCGGCGGCTCCTCGATAGGAGGAACATACGGAGGTGGGTTTGGTATGCCTAATAAATCGTAATTGGCCTGCGTTGCACTTGCCGGATCTAGCTCGGCAATCTTTGCCTTGATCTGATCTGGCGTAATACCTGCTGTTAGCAAAGAGCTAACATAGCCTTGTTTAGTGGCTAACGACGAACCAGAGTCCCAGTTAAGACCGAATACGTTGTAAACAGGCGCAGGTGGCGGCGCAGGTGGCGGTGGAGGCACATACGGAGGAGGTTCGTAGACAGGTTCTGGTTCGTAATAAACAGGTTCGTTCTGTATAGGGGCCGGAGGTACATACACAGGCTCCGGAGGCACATAAACCGGAGGTGGGGGTACATACGGAGGCGGCTCTGGAGGCGGAGCGTACCCGTTGTTAAGCATCCAATTGATTGAATCGGTATCAACGCCAGCATTGAGTAATTCAGTCGTTGAGACATTATTAGCGTTGAACCACGCAATCTTTTGCGCTGCGTCGTAGCTATCCCATCCTGCCGGTAGTTCGTCAACTAAAGCCATGATTACCCTGGTATCTCGATGTTAGACGTAATGCCTGCGCCGACTTTCATAGCCTTCATCTGCGCTTCTGCCTCGAACTCCATGCGCTTGAGTTCTAACTCGGCTAGAGCCTTCTCTCTTGCAAGCTGAATGTCTGCCATAGCCTTTTGACGCTTGATCTCAATATCCGCTTGAGCCTGAGCCATCATCATTTGTACGGCAGGGTCTGGGCCTTGTTGCTGAGGTTGTGCAAGTGCAGCATCAACCTCCGGTGTCACTTGCTTGAAGAACTCAGCCGAGTCTGCAAAGCCTGCTGCCTCAATCAACTTTCCGAGCGTCCCTCGATATTGCGAGACAGACACTAAAGGATTGTTCGGGCCGTATGCTTGAATGATCTGCTCTTGTTTTGCAAGAACCATTGAGAGCATCGCCATCTTTTGCTCGATGTTCCCCGTACCAAGTCCGACATTCACTGATACATCGTACTGGTTCGACCACTCTCGCGGGTCGTACTGAACATACTGGCCGCGCATCCGAATGATGACTGCTTTGTCCTGGTACTTGCATAGGAGGTGCAAGAGTCCTTTGAATAAGTCTTTTACACCCGTTTCAGAGAAGATCCTAGCGACTAACTCGATCTTGCCTTGCGAGGCTTGCGTAAGGGCTGCTATGGCCGCAGCAGTAACATTCTGTAGGATGTTGGGGTCTAACCCTTGGGAAGCCTCTGTAACGCCCGTACGCTTGGCTTGGATTGAGTCCAGGTACTCCATGAACGGGAATACCTGCTGCGCAACAGGATTGACCTGGATAGGCACAAGTGCACCAGGGTTCTTCATCCTGACCACGCCACCAGGCGTAACGCTTAATAGATCATCAAGATTAACCTGGCCTTCGACAGCACCCATACGGGTGTTGTTTTGTAGGTAAAGGTTATCAAGCATCTGCCTCGTTAGAGTAGTCTTGATAAGCTGGAGATCAACTGTACGATCAGCAGGGCAATCCCCAAAGAAGCGATGAGGTATCGGAATAGGACAGAGGGTGTAAAACGGCACATAGTCGGTTTCCTCATTACTTAGGATTTCGTTCCCCGAAAAGTGAACTCGTCTTAGTTCTGCAATCCCATCTCCGTCATAATCAGTCTTTAGGTAGCACTCGAAAACCTCAACCGTCTGCATGGACTTATCGAGACTCGGCTCCATGTAAGGCTGTTCGTCTCGGTTGTATCGAGCAATGTACTCAGCAGAGAACTCAAGATCGTTGTAGACAGGTAGGTTCATCACGATCTCTGCATCAAACCCCATCGCAACTAAATCAGACCTTGTGATGAGTTTCCTATGCGCGACAAAAGGCGTATCCCTTACGGTCTTGCCTGCCTTAGAGATCAAGAACTCTTCGGGAGGCACATTCTCGATCTTGATCTTTCCGGCCTTAGTCTTACGCATGAGTGCGACGTTATGAACGCGCATCATTTGACCGTCAATATCCTGCTCAACCGTCTCTTGCGCTGCGATCTCCATCGTGCCATCAGACATGATGAGAGCTAATTCGTCGTCGGTAAGGTTCGCGTACTGCTCTTTAGTAACCGAGATCGAGTCATCCCAGTAGGCTTTGATAACCCCGACCTTTTGAAGGATCGCGTCCTTAAACCAGTCGTGCATGATCGAGATGCCTGGGTTCTGCTTCATGAGCACCCAGTTTGTGTACTCGGTTGCTTGTTGGGCTAATGGCTCATCGCCTGGGCCTACAGGCTCAAATACACCGATCTGGTCAGCAGAAGTAAAAAGACGCATAAGAGGCGGCAGCATCCCGTCTACCGCTTCTGCTACCTCTCCGGTTACGATCTGGCTGCGACCCTCTACCTCGTTACCGTAGGGGTCACGCATGTAGGCCGTAAGCGCGTTTTTCCGCTGCTCTACGGTCTCTGTTTCAAGAAAGCCTATGGCGTTGTCGATTTCGCCTTGAAGTATTGCTTTAAGTCTACCGTCGTCCATTACACCACCCAGCTTACGTTAGGTTTGAGAGGCTTTGACAAAGATGTTGTCTCAGACATACCTATTGCCAAATACCGAAATGCGTCAGAAGCATGAGATGCCCAGTCATGAAGAGGCTTATCCCAATAGACTTGACGCTTATCGTCGTATTGTCTCCTATAGTTGCGTAGTGCGTCCACTCCGCGCTTAGTCTTGGAGTCAAACCAACAATAAGGGATCAGCCTTCTCACGGCTTGTATCCCATCGTCAACACCCATTCTCGGCACAATCGTGATGTTTAGCCCTGCTTCTTGTAGGAGTTCTAGCCTCGATCTTCCTGAGCCTAGCTCTCTGACTTGCACATCGTGAGGCAGTAACTGCTCGGCTAATTCGTAGTGATTCGTTCTCAGCCAGTTCACATACCAATCGAGTCCCTGACCGTGGTTCTCTACAAAGTCAATAAGTCGTGTCTCTAACCCCACTCTCTGACAGACCCAGATTGCAGTGGAGTCGCCTATCCCTAAGTCCCAGGCTGCGTAAATCTTGGCTAGTCCGTCTACAGGTATGTCGTGGAATCTCTCAGACGGTAGCTCATTGAGAAGTTGCCCGTAGTAACTTCCTTCGATTGCTGAGTCAAAGGAACACTCAAACTCCTGTAAGTACTTGTCGTCCCCCATTTCGGACTTGGCTGCGTCGAGTTCAGTCTGAGGGATAAGACCAGTTTCGGATGCTCGGAACTCAAGCAAGGCCCAATCGTTATGCTGCTCTGCATGGTCTCTCAGGGTCTTGAAGTGGTTGTTTCCTTTGGGTGTTCCGAGGAATAACGCCCATCCCATCCTGTCTGATAAGGCCGGACGAACCACTTCCGACCAAATTTTAGGGTTCTGGTCACCGAACTCGTCGAATACAACCCCGTCAAAATACTGTCCTCTAAGAGAGTCTGGGTTATCAGACCCCGCAAGCTGGATGCGTCTGCCCCAGAAATCAACCCTAAGTTCTGCAATATTCGCAGTGGCGTTGAGGGGCTCGGTAAACTTGAGCAGGTAATCCCAGATAACTCGCTTGGTCTGAGAGTAGGTAGGCCCGATGAACGCATACCTGGGAGCCTCCTTCGTGTTCTCTATCGCTGCTCTAATGAGATGGTTGACAGCAGAGACTGATTTCCCCATACGACGGTGAGCCACAACGACTCCGAATCGCTTGTCTGCAAGCGCATGGTGTATCTGTAGCTGTTGCGCTCGCGGTGCATACGGAATGACTATTCTTGTTGCGCCCATGTCACTTGCAAAGCAACTGGTTGCCCGTCCTGACCTGTTACCTCTGTTCTTGCCAACTTAGGTATGTGGTACTCGATAGCCCTCAAGTAAATATCGCAAGCCTTTTCTGGGCTCTTCTGCGCTACTTCATCTAGCCATATAGCAAAACGAGGTGCGTTTAGTTCTGCCATCTTTGCAATGGCTTCCCTAACTGCCGCAGTAGACTTATTAGGCGCACCCTTCGGTCTGCCCATTCCTGCGTTTGGAGGAATCCATTTGTTTTCCACTGTATTTTACTATCCTTCTGTTGCTTGCTTACAACGCTTTACATGCCTTCTTCATCTCTACGACGAAGATACTCTAAGACAGCAGGACTAAGTAAACCGGCTCCTACTGTACCTATTCCTGCTAGCAAATCGGCTTCGTCTTTCCTCATGGGGTCGAACGCAGCAAACTTAGACCTAACCTGTTTGGCTTCGAAAGGAATTACAACTTGATAAGGGGAGCCACCACCTTTGCCTCCAACATCAAGTATGCCGTCATAACCCAACTTCTTAAGTTCTGCCGTCACTTTGTCTGGTATTGAAGTCCATACAAATGAGTTCTTGCCAGCGGCCAAATCTGCTTCAAGTTCATTGACCCACTCTTTAGGCGTAAATCTAACGTCCTTCGCCCATTGGTCAGGCCCGTAATCTTTCTTTACGGTTCTATCCTTTTTAAACGCTTCTTTAAGCGCAGGAATAACTCTTGATTCTAAAACCTCTGAATCTGTGGTCATTAAAGGATTCTGTAACCTTGCTTTTCCAGCAAATACACCTTGCGCCGTTGTCCACGGAGCGTTCTTCTGGGAAATGTCTACAGGAAACCCTGCTGCTCTAAAAACATCTGCTAGCTTCTCTTCGTCGCCATAAAGCGTTCCGCTGTCGTGCCATATCTGACGCAAAGCCGTTAAAGGATTTCCTCTTGCTTCCTTGTTTAAGTAATAGTCAAAGGTTTGATCGCTAACGACAGAAGCATTAGACCTTTCCGGATGGAAAATAATATTCCCTGTCGCTTCCTCTGGATTCTCGTAACCTACTTGCCTAGCCCTTTTTGTTATCTCCGCCCGTTGTTCAGGCGATAGGTAATAAAAAGCCTTCTCTACTGGAATGTCAGCCTTGCTTCTTAAACCCATGTCTTTTGCGCTTACCGTAAAGTAATTGCTAACATCGCCTTCGTCTTGAGCAAGCCTAGATGTATCTCTTTTGCTTGTTGCATATTTGGATGCTAGTTCTTGCTCTGCCGCACCAAATGGCATCGGGCCAGAAGTAGCTCTCTTTGGGTCAAAAGACTTGCCTTCTAACAACCGATCAAGCCTCTCTGTCCCGTGATAGTAATCTGGCGTATTAGAAGCGAGCAATCCAAGACCTCCTTGCTCTACAGGCAACGCCGCATTTCTTTGCGCCACTTGCAAAGCCAATTCTTGCGCTGTAGGACGTACAGCCCTTTGCATGTTTGGCACAGCACTTATAAATTGACCTGCTTTGCCTGGAGCCTTGATAACACCAAGTCCGGCAGCAATCGGCGGAATGTTCGCTAGTGCCTGGCCGGTTCTGTAACCCTCGCCGCCCTCGATAATTGGGGCCGCTCCAAACAAACCTCTTCCTACGTCGGTAGCCTCTTGGAATACTTGCATACCTGGGCCTTGACCGTAT